TCACTGATATCCTCACGATTTCCACTTGTTGAGTATGATGCGGCTTTAGCCATAATTGGATTCCTCCTGTTTTTTTAAGATTGGTTTTTAAGTTTTAAATAATTCTGATAATCCGCCATCGATCCTGTTTTTTCGTACTTTGCCTTCGCCGCTTGCAGAGACTTCGCTTTCTTTGCTTGCGGTGTCTTTGGCTTACTAGTTCCTGCCTCTGCACTCGCTACGGGAGCTTGTGGTTTTGGTTTAGGTTTAGATGCATTATTCTGTCTTGCCTGCACCGCTCTCATACCTTCAACCATGAGGCCAAGGGCAAAGTTTGAGTTGGGCAAGTATTCAACCATTGGCTTGTAAAGCGGTGACTGCTTTACTTGCATGAATAACTTATAGTCATCGCTCTCCGGCTCCCCAAGGAACCCAAAGGTTTGCGTGGCTTGCTGATCTGCTTGGGTGCGTTCCTGTATCCATTTCTGACGGGCAGGTGCATCCTTGCGAAGAATCTTCTTTGCGTTTGTGCGGATGCGTCTGAGGTCGGATTTGGTGTAGGTCTTATCCCCGTCTTTTACCAGGTACTCATTGCCATTGTCATCGTATTGGACTTCGTTGTCCATACCTTCCTCCGCCCATTCTATAAGCGTAGTCATCTGCTCGACTTCTTTGGCAAGAGCTTGTGGATCTGAGATGTGGTGCAGTGCATTGTCCTTGAGGAACTCAGGCAGTTCAGTTGTTTGCGCTTGCTGGGCTTGTTGGGCTTGTGCCTCAAGTTCAGCTTTTTCTGCAATCAATGCTTTTTTCTGAGCGGTTAGTCTGCCAAACCGTTTAATCGCAGATGCGTTCAGCGATTTTGCGAGTTCGCGACTTTCCTCTTCGGATAAGTTATCCAGGTCGATATTATATTTAGAAAGAACATCAGAAGGTTGTGGAGACGGCGTGTTGTCTTCCGTATCTTCGGCGGTATTATCCTCGGTTGCTTCTGTAGGCTCCGCAGTAATATCAGCGGGTTCATCGGCTTCCTCGGTGGTGGCTTCCGGCTCTGACTCTTTAGCTTCCTTGCGTCTCAGTATCTGATCTGCAAATTCTGCCATTGAGACATTTCCATCTGCCTGCGTTTCACTGTCCACGGAATTTTCAGAGGATTCCGAGATAACCTCTTCGGTAATTGTTTCCATAATAGTCAAGGCTAAAGTAGCCTAGTGTAGCAAAATGTAGTACATCTACTATGTAGTGGCAACAAAAAAGCCCCTGCGGCTACCCCATAACCGCAGAGGCTGTATAGACTAACTACTAATCTAAAGCTTATAAAACATATCGAGTTCCTCGTCTATAGCCTCAAGTTTACCCGTCATCATAAAGTGGCGATTGGTAGATTCTATAATAGGTTTGCTCTGAAGTTGCCTTATCACTTCTTCCCGCATCTCTTCCCGCATGGCAATGTATTGCTTAAAGTTGGGGTCATTCTTAATGGTGGCCAATGCGCGGACTGCTTGGTCGGCATCTATCTCGTGGTTCGTTTTTCGCTTTTTCATTTAAATATTTCAAAGGCGATAGATAGGGCGATGAACATGGTATCCAGGATCATCTCTCTTTCGAGGAAGAACATAACCAGCACAATAACCCAATACCATTCTCTTTGCAGTTCTCGCACATCACTTCCTTCGGACAGGCTTTACTCTTCGGCCCATCCCTATCTTTCTCTTTTCTGCTTTCTTCTTGGCTAATTGCGACTTGGACATTTCGCTTTTGGTCTTGGGTGTCTTCTTGGACACTCGCTTGGTGGGGCGGCAGTATTCATTCTTGCCACCTTTGCCGCAGGGTTTCCCGGAGCGGGTATCTTCCCACTTCTCATCCTTCCAACGCTTGAGGCTTGTGCCTGCCTTTGTCTTGCGGACTTTACCTTTTGCCTTGCGGCACTTGGCGATCTGCTGAGATGCACGGGCGGAGGGAAATACCTTTACCCGCCTTTTTACTTTTTTATAGCAAGCGTCCTTGGGCATCTTACCATTTCTTACAAGACCAATATCCGGCGGTTAATTTAGATTTCTTTTCATCGCACTTATGTCGCGCTCGGAAGGATTTACGCCTGGCGGGTTCGGATTTTCTAATTCGCATATTAGGGTCTCCAAAACGAACAAGGCGGACTTTATCTCCCTCCTTAGCAAGTACAGCAAACTTCTTAGATTTTCCTGCTGTTCGTTTTGGTTTATTGTAACCACTAAATCGTTCACCTCTGTAGGTTATGCTCACTTTTTCTTACCACGCTTGCAGGTCATTTTCTTCCCTGTCTTTTTAGCGTAGGACTTAGCCGCCGCCTTACCCTTCTTTCCGTATCCAAACTTTTTCTTACCTACCATTGGCATAATACTTATCCTCCTGTTTGTCCGAATTGTGTGGGTGCGGTGCCGAGCCTTCCAATCTGAGCGTTTTGTTTTTGCTGAATCTGCATCTGACGCTGTTGCATATAGGTTTGTATACGCTCTTGCATGGCAGGATCCTGCTGTGCTTTTTGCTGAATGTCAGGCTGTTGCAACCACTGCTGAAATACTTGAAGCTTCATCTCGTGAGCATCGTTCTCGCGGACATTAGGCGGTACACCCGCCACAAGCTCTGCAATGGTTTGACGCTCTTCTTCCATTGCCTTCTGTGTGGCAGTCTCTTTGGGAAGTAAAATTTTCTCAGAAGCACCAGGTAGGATTTGCCCTACGGTAAGCTGAAGAAGTTTCTCGGTGTCTAAAGTGCCGTTTTTATCAAGCATACCACCTAGTTCTGCTACAGTCTTTACCCTCTCAAGCATTTGCTCCGGGTCTTGAGTGGCGGCATCAAACTGCATATAAAAGTCAAACCTCTCACCGGGTCTGCCCTTGGAAAACTTTTGAGCATCCTGCATACCGGTGACACGGAAATATTCCGTATCGGGTCCATACTGCTGATAAAGGGTATAGACTTGATCGATGACATACTTGAGGTGCTGGAACACTTTATCGATGTTTCGCTGTTGCTTCATCTGTGCTTCCACACGATCCACGCCTGGAGCGTTGCGTCCGATGTAGCGATCAAGTTGCTCCTTTACATACCTGCGTACCTCCATAGAACCGCCATCATAGCGTGGAGTATCTGCAAACCTGTACTCTCCAGGTGTACGATAAGGTATACGAACTCCCGGACCCCACTTGGTGGGCGCCCTACCCAAAGGGTGTTCCAATGGCGGCATCGTGGCAAGTGACTGACGGTCAATACTTGCGTCCTCTTCGATCTTTAAAATATTTTGCGGGCCTTCACCAAGCTCGGAAACTGAGCGGCTGTGATACAAACGCTTGGATGTCTTCTCATAGGTACTAACTACGAAGGGATACTTTCCGTGAGAGTAGTCTAGCAATTGATGTTTAGCGTACATCTCAGGCACGCGGTCATGTAAAATCGTGCAGTATATACCGGGTATACCATCCTCATCCAAGAGGCGTTGGTAGCAGTATACTATGCGGATTGTATCGTCATCATCGCGGATAACTTCCTCCTCCAGCCGTAAATTATTAATTGGTACATCGGACTCCCCTCTTTGAGATAATTCAATGGCAGAGTCCACAAACTCCTCATCCCACCCTTCAGTGTTTATCTTTGCCCGCAGTTGTTCGGGTGTCATGTTTATCACATGAAAGCAATAAGGTGCCTCCTGTGGGTCAATGGTGTAGGACGGCCAAAATACATCCTCATCGGGAGCCAAGGCTTTGATGCGGGGTTGGTTGATAACCCTTCGGGTGACAGGGACCGTAGTCTCCCCATCCTTACGCATCTCCTTTAGCATCGCCCGTGCTTTTGTCTTGGATACATTGAATTGTTCTTTGAGGGCAGATGACAACTCATTGTCCATACTGCCATCCTGGATGACCTGTGCGATCTGAGGCATAACCTGCGCGATCTCTTCTAGCTTGATGGATTGCTGCTGTTTAAGGTCTTGGCTTTCCCAATAAACATAATGCACCATCATGCCCTTTTCATAGAGGTGGTTTAAGCCAAGTTCCACTTGGTCATAAAATTCTTCCATCCTACTATTTACGAGCCACCTAATAAACGAACTAATAACATTCGCCCTTTCCATATCATCTGACTCCACCGGAGTTGCGACGATGTGAGCGCGTCGTACAGCATTAAGTGACATTGAGACCATGCAATTAATAGTCTCATCCACGAGTCTTACCTCCTGGTCACTTGCCCCATCGAAGGGAAATACCTCTCCTGTCTCAGATAAGTTTGTGTGCTTCTTAAAGTCATCACTCTTACCTGCCCATAGGCAATTACGGGTATCGTAATCTCTTTGCCTACGGTCGATCCATTCGCCTAAGTCACTCTTAGTACGGCGATAAGTCTCCTGTAAATAACCCACATCGGGTTCTTTGGAGACAAACAATAGTTCGGGATCAGACGCGCTTTGCATATGCGTAGCAGATTGTAGACTTTTGTAGTTGACAAGTCAAATTCTTTTAATACCCACCACCACCTGTGGCCACCATACTAGAGGATGTGATGTGGTCTGCCCCACTTACCATGAGGTAACGGATGCAATCGATGTAGTCCTTGAAATGCTCGGTTCGGGATTGACCGCTGTACTCAAGCAGGCAGGTTATAGTATTATCACAACGGTCTGATACATAGAGTTTTGGCTTATTATCAAGGGTCATAGGCGAAGTGTCATCCCATGATAAGGCATCATTTATCTTGGCAATCCCCGTCTCAATCTCCACGCCTGGTGCAGGACGCATAACAAAGCCAAGGTTCGCCATTGTGGTGATAATATTACTCTCTCCCTCTTTCTCCCTCACCGTGGCTGATCCCATGCGTGGGTCAACAATGCGTTCAAAAATATCCTCTTCATGTTCACACTCTTCGAAATGGTTCTTATAATCGACATATCCCCACCCAAGAGGACGCTGGGCAGGACCAGGTTTCCCCACACTCTTACCTACCCCATTAACATGAGGTAATGCCCACTGCCCCATCGTGCTGTCGGGGAACTCGCGGTAAATATAAATACTCCCATCCCGCATCACTCCTGCCCATATACCCACCCAAGGCTTACTTCCCCCAGGGTCGCAGACAAAGTACCGGGTGACCGGTATGGTGTCATCCTGTATAAATGGAATCTTCTCGTGAGGCACCACATTGGTCTCTCGGTTAAACTTCGGGAAACGCCCCTCCATTGCCTTGGATGGTATACCATAGAGCCGGGCCAGCTTTGTCTCAAGCGGTTGTTGCGAGTAGGTACGAATTAACTCTTGTCCGTCTATAAAAGGGTTATCCTCTGTCCAAAAGTAATAAATACGGCAGTCAGGCCAATTATGGCATATCTGCTCAGTAGGTAACTCCCTGTCTAGGATTTCGCTGTAGCGGGACTTCACCGTCTCTGCTCCCTTGAGTAAACTATTGATCAAAGGTGTCCAGCCTTGAAGAGTTGTGAAGGTCAGAATCAACCGTCCGTGGTAATCCACCGTCCGTCCAAGCAATGTATTGTAGATACTTTCAGGTACTTCTTCATCAAGATGAATTGCGTGTGCAGACCAACCCTCGAATATCTGCGGGTCTGCCATGTACTGCCTGTAATTATTAAAGTATA